CCAGCTGGTTTTAAATCCAGAGGCATGAGAATTAGAGATGAGGACGAGCCTTTGCAACCTGGAGAGTTTAGAGACATTGATACAACCGGTGGATCTCTTAGAGAAAACCTAATACCTTTACCGATCAAAGAACCGAGCAATGTTTTAATGCAATTACTAGGCTTGTTGGTTGATTCTGGTAAAAGGTTTGCTGCCATTGCAGACATGAACGTTGGTGATATGAACCAGGCCATGCCAGTTGGGACTACTGTTGCTTTGCTAGAGCGCGGCACCAAGGTTATGAGTGCTATTCATAAAAGATTACATTACGCGCAAAAGGTTGAGTTCCAAATACTATCAAAAGTTTTTGCTGAATACTTACCACCTGTGTACGAGTTTGCTGTCGGATCCGGCGGACAAGAAATTAAAAGCCAAGACTTTGACGGTCGAGTAGATGTGATACCAGTTTCAGATCCTAATATATTCTCACAAAGTCAAAGAGTTACACTTGCCCAGGAGCTTTTGCAAATGGTTCAATCTAACCCACAGATACATGGACCTATGGGCATGTACGAGGCTTATAAGAGAATGTATGCAGCTCTAGGCGTTGATAATGTAGATTCTTTGTTACAGCCACCGCCAGACATGACACCGCAACCAATAGACGCTGGTATAGAAAACGCTGGTTTACTTATGGGCCAACCTGCCCAGGCTTTTGAGCAACAAAACCATCAAGCACATTTAGATGCACATAGAAGTCTATTTTTAACAAGCGTGGTAAAAGAAAATCCACAGATCCAATCTATTATCATTAGTCATTGCATGCAGCACTTACAATTCTTGTCAGCTCAATTAGCACAAGAGCAAATACCAGAAGAAACACAAATGCGCATACAAGAGATCCAGGCACAAATGCAACAAGTATCTCCGCAAGAGGCACAACAGATCTCACAGCAAATACAGATGATATTAGATCAATTCAGCTCGCCAATCATGGCTCAATTAACTTCTGAGTTCTTGCAATCTATTGGCCAGGGTTCTGGAGAGGATCCATTGGTTGAGATAAGAAAAACAGAATTAGCACTTAAAGACAAAGAATTAAATATGGACGCTGAACAGTTCGCTGCAAAACAAGAACAAAGGGCCCAGGAAAAATTATTAGACGCAGATTTGCAGAAAGAGCGTATCAATGTGCAAAAATCAATAGCAGATGATAAACTCGATGTAGCGATTGATAGATTGCAGCAAAATGCAAATCTTAAATTGATGGAACTAGAGAGTAAACTTAGGAGATAAAATGACAACATCTTATAAAATTGATGCAGTAAAAAAGTTAAAAAACGAAAAAGCAATTAGTCGTGTACAAGAGATGCAAGACAATGCCAAAGCTGTCATGCAGGCTCAAGCAAAAAAAGAGGCCAGTGATGCAAGAATAGCAGCAAAGCAAGCAATCATAGATGCAGGCGGAGTTGTGCCAAATCCAACACCTGTGGTTCAAGCCGAGCCAGTGGTTGAAAAAAAAGCAAAACCAAAAAAAGTTGCAAAGGCAGCACCAAAGAAAGCAGCAGCTAAAAAACCTGTCGCAAAGAAAAAAGGCAGACCCGCAGGAACCAAGAATAAAAAATAATGGATGACATAGCGCTGATCGATAAGATTAAAAGATTAATCGAGGCAAGAGAAAAACAAATTCAAGAAACTCTAATGTCGGGTGGACTTAAAGATATTGAACATTATAAATATTTGCAAGGAGAGCTAAGTGCTTTATACTATATTGCAAACGAACTTGGTGACATATACAAAGGTTAATTGATGGCAGAAACAAAAATTATTGCAGACGCTTACATAGATCCAGAAGAAAAAATACTGGATCCAGAATTATTAGACAAATCACTTTTAGATCGCATGCCCCAGCCAACCGGCTGGAGAATGTTGGTTTTACCTTATGCGGGTAAAGCAAAAACAAAAGGCGGTATTGTTCTAGCAAAAGAAACAATTAATCGTGAGGCTTTGGCAACAGTTGTAGCTTATGTGGTAAAAATGGGCCCACAATGTTATAACGATAAGTCAAGGTATGGAGAAAAACCCTGGTGTCAAGAAAAACAATGGGTTTTAATAGGGCGTTACTCTGGCTCTAGGTTTAAATTGGAGGAAGGTGCAGAGGTTCGCATCATCAATGATGATGAAGTGATTGCCACCATACTCGATCCAGATGACATAGTGAGTTTATAATGAATGAACAAGAAAACACTCAAACAATTCAGCCAGAGGTTGAAGAGCTAGAGGTACAGGTAGTAGATCAAGTTGACGAGCAAACAGGACAATCTGTTTCCTCAGATGATGAATTAGAAAATTATACGAAAGGCGTTTCTAAAAGAATCAACAAGCTCAACGAAAGAAATAGAATGGCAGAAGAAAAAGCTGCAAGACTTGAACAAATGCTGGCCCAGAAAGAAATGGAAACAGCAAGCATGTATCAAGTGCAACAACAGACTAGAGATCAGTTGCTTGTTAAAGAAGAAGAGGCACTTGTGGCCAAGCAAAACCAAGCAGATGACTTGTATAAGAAAGCTATACAAGCTGGTGACGCTGAATTGATAAGCAAAGCTGATACCCTTAAAAGCGATTTAAGTATTCAAAAAGAAAAACTTAAAGTAGCAAAAAGCCAAGCAGAGCAACAAAATTTTCAAAATCCGCAAGCCGTGCAACAGCCAATGCAACAGGCAGTGCATCAAAATCAAGAAACACCGCCAGCAACCAGAGAGGCAAAAGCCTGGCATGAAAAAAATTCTTGGTATGGCGATCAATCTGATCCAGATAATTGGCAGGCATCGCAATTTGCATATTTTACGCATTACAATTTAATTAACGAAGGTTATGAGGCAGACTCAGATGAATACTATGAGCAGCTTGATAACCGAGTATCAAAAGTTTATCCAGATCTAGTATCTGGGCAAAGTGTCGAGCAATCAGAAGGTAGACCCGCTGTGCAAAGAGTCGCCTCCACCTCTGTCGGAGGACGACAAAAAACACAAGGCAAAAAGAACGGTGTAACTTTTTCTAAAACGGAAGTTGAGCGTCTCAAAGGATTGAAACCACACAATATGTCGGAAGACGCGTGGTTAAAATCTGTTGCTAAAGAAAAACAAAAAATAGCCAACAGGGAGGCAAAATGACCGAAGAACAAGACAACACTACCAGAAAATCCCGTGAATCCGAGAGTCACGCTAATACCACTCGAAGAAAACCATGGACGCCAGTAAGAAAACTTGAAACTCCAGAACCACCAGAAGGATACGAATATCGTTGGATAAGAGAATCCATGTTGGGCCAGGAGGATAGAAGTAACGTAAGCAAAAGATTGCGAGAAGGTTGGGAACTTGTAAGAGGGACTGATTTACCACAAGAATTTGCATTGCCTACTTTGGACGAAGGAAGACATACTGGCATTGTATATAATGATGGACTGCTTTTAGCAAAGATTCCTGTCGAGACGAAACTAGAGCGTAATGCTTACTATGAGTCTCAAACGGCTAGAACCAAGGAGGCATTGGACAATAACGCGTTTAATGAATCCAGAAGGGACAGTCGCTATGTACAGTATGATGCAAAAAGGGAGTCTAACGTTACTTTTGGGAAAAAGTAACAACCACAACAATAGGAGAATTTTAAATGGCTAATAAAGATAGCGCATTTGGATGCAAACCTGTTCGTATGATGGGTGGAGCACCCTATAACGGTGGACAATCACGTTATAGAATTGCAAGTGGAGCTACAACACCTATATTCCAAGGAGACTTGGTTACTCAGCTTACAGCTGGGGTTATAGGAAGACATGCCGCGACTGGAACCGTTCCAATTGTCGGAGTGTTTAATGGTGTACGTTACACTGATCCATCAACAGGCGAACAAGTTTTCAAAAACTTTTATCCTGGCAGTATTACTGCTAGTGATATTTTTGCTTTCGTAGTCGATGATCCAGACGTAATATTTGAAGTCCAAGCAGACGATACCTTCCCGGTAGCGGATCTGTTCGGTAACTTTGATATTGTAGACGGCTCACCGGTAGGAAGTACCGCATCTGGTATATCAAGTTTAGAGCTAGACGTAACAACCGGTGCTACAACCGCAACGTTACCGCTCAAGTGTCTTGATATTTCCCAGGATCCCGATAACGATGACGTAGCATCATCCAACACCAATGTACTATGTGTGATTCAAAACCACATCATGGGACAAAAAGGTGCTGGTTTAGCATAAGGAGTAAATAATGGCTATATCAAGAGCTCAGCTAGCTAAAGAGCTAGAACCAGGTCTAAATTCATTATTTGGTCTTAACTATGATGAATACGATCGTGAATACGAAGAAATCTTCTCTATAGAAGATTCAAGTCGCGCATTTGAAGAAGAGGTATTAATTACCGGTTTCGGATCTGCGCCTACGAAAACTGAGGGTCAAAGTGTAAACTTCGATCAAGCATCTGAAAGTTTCAGTGCGCGTTATACCCACGACACAGTGGCGTTAGCGTTTGCTTTAACAGAAGAGGCTATCGAAGATAATCTCTATGACTCTTTAGGAAAAAGATATGTCAAAGCATTGGCGAAATCTATGGCTAACACCAAAGAGATCAAAGGTGCGGATGTGTTGAACAACGCTTTCTCATCCAGTTTTACTGGCGGAGATGGTGTTTCTCTAATTAACACTGCTCACCCACTTGCCGGTGGTGGATCAGCTGCTAACAGAGCAACAACTATGGCCGACCTTAATGAAACTTCATTAGAGGACGCTTTAATTGACATCTCTACTTTCACAGATGACAAAGGATTAACAATCTCTGTTCAAGCTGACAAACTAATCGTTCCCCCACAATTAGTATTTGTTGCTGACAGAATTTTAAATTCTAATCAGAGAGTAGGAACATCTGATAATGACTTAAACGCTATCAAGAACACTGGTGTTCTTCCTGGCGGTTATTCAGTAAATCATTATCTAAATGATCCGGATGCTTTCTTCATCTTAACTTCTGTAACAGCACAAGGCGAAGGCCTTAAAATGTTCCAAAGAACTGGCATGGAAACTTCCATGGAACCAGATTTCACAACTGGAAACATTCGTTACAAAGCTCGTGAAAGATATTCGTTTGGTTTCTCCGATTGGAGAGGCGTATATGGATCACAAGGTGCATAACTCGAACGTTTAGAAATACCGTTTATAACTCAAGTATTTCAAATTAAGGGCCCTCCAGGGCCCTTTTTTTTGGCCTAAATTAATTACAAATTAAGTGTATAAATTGTTGTACTTTTGTGCATAATTGTGCATAATAGGTATGTGGGAATTGAAATTAAAAATAAAAAAACGGAGAAAAATATGAATGTAAATATAATCGAAGAAATCAACAAAGCTGGCTTTACAGCTTTCCAACACCCTGGAGAGGGTATCAAGATCAGCTGCGAAGACGGCAAAGACGCTGGGATCTACTACCCAGATGATTGCCCAGAGTTTGACATCTACGACCAAGATCCCTGGATCAACCCAGAGGTTGT